AAGTCAAATTTACTTTGCTGGGGCAGCAGGCTTTGCGTCTGCTTTAGGTGCGTCCTTCTTTGCACCGTCACTTTTTGCAGGCTTTTTCTCTTCCTTCTTGGCTGGTGCTGTTGCACTTGCTGTTGCGGCTGGTGCAGGAGTTGCTGGCGCTTTGGCTGGCTCAGCGGCAAATACAGTTGCGGCAAACATTGTTGCGATTAGAGTTGCGATCAATTTCATTTTAAAGTTTCCCTTAGGTTATACACAAGAACCTTCTTGTGTACATATATAACGCTGTAGCTCAAAGAAACGTTTACATCTAGTCAAAAGAAAAGGCACCAAAGTGCCCAATCTTTTTGTTTTTAAATTTACATGCCTGATAGTTGTTTAATACGTGCTAACTCTTGTATTTCTGGATTATCAACTGCCTGTGCTGGTGCTAGTTTTTCACACCAAGAGCGAGTGGCTTGTTCAGCTTGCTCTCCAAATTTCTTTCCTACCATGATTGCAATACGCTCTGGCGGAGTTGCAAATGTATTAGATGGTTTGTCATAATGCGATTTGATAAACTCTGCCAGTTCTTTTACATCCACAGGACCTGGCTCTTCGCCCATGCTTTCTTGCGGAACTTCTTCTGCTGGTGCTTCTGGCGCTGTTATATCACCTCCTGGGGCAGTCGCCGGCGTCTCACCTTGCTCTTCTGGTGCATAATCACCAAAATCTAATTCTTGTAGCACATCGGGTGCATGTTCTTCAAGCCATGTGTGTACTAAGCCTCTTACATCAAATGTAGAATCTTTGCTTTTGTCCACTTCTAGTTTAATTTCTTTTTCTAGAATAGGATCATTAATAATGCCTTTTAAACTCTGGATAGCATTGAGCCCATCGTCACCTGCTGGGAATGCTTCGCTAACTAACGGCTGTAATTCTCTAATAGCAGCATCACGTTGCTCTGGATCTTGGATAGCACTAGTTTCGCCTAGTCCCATTACCCATGATTCAAATTTGTCAAAATCGGTAACTTCAATATCTTCTTCTATCTCTTCAGAATTCATTTGTTCAGTAGATGTCATGGCGACTATGTCGTCGTAGCCTACGTCGGACTGTTCTTTCATGAGTCTGTAGATCACTGGAAATACAGATGCAATGTCCTCTTTGAAATTCTTAACTGTAAATTTGTCTGTGTAATCAGCGATTACATCTTCTGGAATTTCTTCTTGAATGTTTGCCTGGAAAGACTCTTTGTATGCTTGGTAGTGACCTTGTTTTGCTAACTTGGCTAGGGTTTCGCGTAGCTTGTTTAAGTGGCCTTGGCTGCGTTCGACGATACCATTAGTATCGCTATTCATTAGGTCGTTGCGCACAACATAATTACTAAAACTTCTCAACTGTGCAATTTCTTCACTCATGCCCACAATACTTTTGCCCATGTCATCATACGGTGCGCCACCGTTGGCCACATGACGTTGCATGGCACGAGCACCGGCTAGGTGAATGAATGGATATTTAAAACGCTCACCATCACCGTTTTCCACAAACAATGCTGAGATATTTCTGCTTCTTGCACCCGGTGTCATTTCTTCTGGTAGTGCATTTTTGTGTTTAATAATCAACCGTGTGTTTTCAAGTTTCTGAAAACTGGTTTTATTTGTACCGTACATTGCTGCTTCACTCATAATACTTTCTCCGACTTGGGCGTTGTTTTGACTTAGGAATTTAAAATCATTTTTGTCTAGATTGTCTTTGGCAATGTCCCTAGTGTCAAACGACAGTAGACGACTTTTTGCAAACACTCGTAATTCTTTTAGGAAATCGTACCAATCATTTTTTTGCAGAGGATCCATATCTTCTGCTAGGTTATCGCTATAGTAAACCTTCATACTGCCGTTTTCTGCAAGACTGATACTAACATGCCCAATTGGTGTTTCGCCGTGCATATAGTCAAAGTCAAAGAATGCAGCTTCTTCAGGATTGATAGTCACTTGTCCGTCGGGTGCGCCCAGTGTCAGTCCTGTGAATCTACTTCGAATTTTGTAGAATAGGTCTGTGCTAATTGATTTAATCGTGTTTTCCATGGTAATATATTTATTTAAAATCCAGAACTAAAGAACGGCATTGGTAGCTGTTCTTCTGTTAATCTCTCGGACATCTTGTCATAGATCTGTGGATCCCAGTCTGCAAGTACATCTGCCATGCGTATACATAACAGCATGGCCATTACTAGATCATCATGCTCGCCTGTTTTTGCACCAAAACCAACACCATGTGCCACAAATGTTTTTAATTCAGATAATAGGGGTTTAGAGTATATCTGCATTCTACGTGTTTCAATTAGGCTCTTGAATTTAGAACATGCTGTGATCTTACTGCGGTGTGTGGTGTTAAAACCCTTACGGAATTTACGTATATGACCCTTGCGAATAGGCTCACTTAAGAATAGACCATTGATGGTTTCCTCACCTAGATCTTTAATAACTACCAGTGCTGCTTCGCCTATTGAGTTATTTTCAACACTGTAATAGATATTAGAAGCTCCGCCTGTGCCACCTTTTTCCACCATTTGATCATTGATGTATTTTGTGATATCACGTAGATGTCGGACCTGAGATTGTATTGGTGTTAGATTATGTCGCCATTCTGCCACCTGTTTCATCGTGGGCATTTCGAACACTTGAATGGCTGCATAGTCGCCACCAGTACCTAGACTAGGATCCAATGCTGCAAGGTATGTACACTTGGGATCAATTTCTTTGTACCAACGAGTTTGTCCCATTGTTAGAATAGGATCGACTCCTTTTAGCTCGGATAGGTGTAGGGTGTTGATTAACGTTTCGTCGAAGATTAAAAATTCACAATCAAACTCACGACGGAAACGCTCTTCGCCAATTTTGGCACGTTCAACGTTGGCCCATGCTTCGTCACGGAATGGATTTTCACTCCAATGTGCAAAGAATGGAAAGAATCCATTTACACCCAGTTCAGTTTCGTTTCCGTGTTCGTCAAACTTTCTATTGGCTTCTGTCCAGATTAATGCAAACTGATCTTCATCACTGTTGGGTGTTGAAGTGATCATACACTTACCACCAGTTGACAATGTGGGGCTTAATGCTGTCCAGAACTCTTTGGCTTTCTCTGGCGGTTGCACAAACGCAAACTCGTCGCAATAAATCAGTGAAAGAGATTTACCACGACCGGTATTTTCTGTTGTAGTAGTTGCTTGAATACGTGCGCCATTGTCGTATTCAATTGTGTTTCTATTATATGAGTAAACACCAGCACGAATAAAGTCCGGCAAATTCTCGTAACCAAAGCGATAACGATTCATGATGTCCTGTGCACCTTCATACTTGTGCGCAGCGATCAACACTTGACATTCAGGAACAAACTGAGTATACCATAATAGGTAACCAGTAGCACAGGTAGTCTTGCCCATCTGGCGCGGCAACATGGCAATACTATCTTTGTGGTTATGATACGATAATATCAAGCGTTCTTGATACTCGTAAGGAACAAAATCAATTGCCCCACGAACCGGATGTTGAATCTTTAGAAAAGTTTTACAAAAATACAAAGGCCCATCTACCGGGTCCATACACTTTTCAAGATGTTGAATCTCTTCTAAAGTATATTTCTGTTTGGCGTGGGCCTTTTTAATTAAGACGCCATCAAGGCTTTTACTCATGTACGTCCTTGAATATTATTTGGTTTTGTATTGTTGATACAGATTAGCCAACCCTTCTCTAATTGACTCCACACTCATAGGATTGTCACCTTGCTTGTAGCTGTGCTTGTGCATGGTCTGTTGACGACCCAATCCGCCAGACAATTTGTTTAACATAAAATCACTGTCTTGGTATTGTGGATCAGGAGTGGTGGATGCATCATATGCACCTTCTTTTTCCATATCATCGTCTTCATGATCAGTTTCTAATTCATGATCATGCATATCGTGGTCACCGTCGTTGTCTCGGTCGCCCTGTGCTTTAGAAATATCATCATCACCAAGGTCAATGCCGTCGATGTCAACTGACCTTCCGTGGTCGGGTTCGTCAGTAACAGCCGGCAACATTTCTGGCTTTTCATCTGTAGAAATAATACTAGCAATCGAGGGCATTGCTGTTAGCGTTGCTTCTGGGCCTTTCTGACTAAGCATATCAGGATTAACTTTAGTCATTAATCTCAATAGACTTTCAATGCTGTCCATGCCTTGCGCATTTAAATTAACACTCATTGAAGGATGCGCCGGAGGCATTTGACCGCCGCCCATCATCTGACCCATGTCGCCGCATTCTGCAATAACTGGCTTGTCTAGTTCATAAATTTTCTTGTATAATTCGTTGAAGTTCATAATACGGTTCCTTATTTGTTTGCTGGCAGCTTGTTTTGATGCGACCCTACTGGACTAGAAGTTTTGCTTCCATAGTCTGGTCCCGCATCCTTTGCGCCTGCCTTAACGTCTTTCTGACCTAGGTCTTTTTTACGTTGCTTGGATGCTTTGTCTAAATCTTTTAAGAAACTCTTGTTGTATGCATCGCCAAAGAAGTTTTTAAACTTTTCGCCTTTTTCATACGGAGTGTCTAACAATGCTGTCTTATTAGTTGCTGCTTTTGGATCATATTCGATATCCGGCTCACCGGCTCCACGAACACGCACATATTCTTCTTTACAGCCTAAATCAGCAGTTAATATATTAACAATTTCTGGACTGATAATTGGGTAGAACAGATCTGTTTCATACATGGTAACTGATGCATTTTTTACCATTGGGAAATCCATTGGGCTTTCTTGTACTGGAGTGGTCTTAGTTTTTTCAAATCTTGAAACACTGTACTTTTCTAATGCTTTTTTGAAGTTTGCTTCAAAGCCTTCCGGAAGGTCGCAAGCGATCTTGATTTTAAAGGAGTAAACCTTTGCGTTTTCGGTAAGATATTCTTTTAGGGTTTTCATAGTTGTATTTATTATTTTCCGCCCAGTTTTTTCATTAACTCATTACGGTCAATGTGTACAAAGCCCGCTCCGTTAATGATGTTTTCCGCAGCACTTTCTGGAGTATCGCGGTCAATCTTAAGTTTCTTTAACTGTAGATCAACAACCTTTAGCTTCTTATCGAACTTAGCTGTTTTGGCATCAATAGCGTTTTTAAGCATGCCGCCGGCTACTTCAAATATACGACCGCTGTAGCGTACTTCTACATTCATGCCTAGGTCCATAAGATCGTCATAGGCAGCTTCTGCCTTGTCTGCAAGCCTATCAAGTTCTTGATCACCCATCATTTCAAGGCCATCTAAGCTGGGTAAACTTTTGGATATTCTATCAACTTCTTGAAAACTCTGCTCTAAACTACGAACATCATCTTTGCGATCAACCGGCTCTGTTTCTACTTTGGTGGGCGTAGAATTGTCAAGGTTGAATAATGTTTCTAGTTTCTTGGTCATAAAACTACTTATCAGCGTTTGGCACCTTGGTGGAAAATATCACCTTCATTTACAACCCTGAAGACGAGCCCTTGCTGTTTGCACCAGGCAGTGGCTGCTTCCCACTTTGCGAGATTCTTGACGTATTGCTCTTGGTTGTACTTACTCTTACCAACTTGCTCTCTAAAGGTTTGACTAGCTGGTTTAACTTCGATAACTTCTGCATGTTTTTTTCCACTTTTATCTGCATACACCATAAAAAAATCCGGAACATATATGGTGTATCTACCTGTTAAGGGATCCTGATATGGTATTTGTATACTTTCACTGGCCCAATTTAACACACCGGGATTTTCATCAAGCATACGCATAAACACAAACTCCCATGAGCTACGAGCTAGGGGAGTTTTTTTACCTACATATTTGTCGGGATTCTTCATATCGAAGCGTCCCTGGGCGAATTTAGCCATTACTGTACAATATTTCTTGTTTGATTATATTTGTCAACACCGACAACTTTAAATCCCAGCGTGGATGAGTTAGATCTGTTGTTGTTCAATATCTCTCCAACTAGTGCAGATAACTGTATGCCTTCAAAATGCTTCAGTGTATCCAATAATTTAAAAACTGGCATCGAATCAATCTTTGCCTGTTTTAACAATACCATTCCTGTGGTCTGTGCAGCCTGATCTCCGAATCCTTTACTGGCAAAAAATCCAACAACTGCATCAACGTCTGAGCTGGGAAATACCAGCGGTACTTGACCATACTGATCAAAATATAATTTTGTACCAACAGCACTGTCATTTGGAGTTACCCATGGTAAATTAGTTTTAGTTGTGCTCATCCGTACCATCCCATGCTAGTTACTCCATCTGGAATTACTCTTTGTATAATATTACCGTTAGGGCCAACGGACGGTATCATTGTGTACCCAGGAGTGCTTGGTTCTGTTACTGCTGCTGCGTAGGCAGTAGTTGTGTCTTGATTATTATTAGTATTTTGACTCTTGGGGAAAATTGATCCAACTAGACCGCCTACAGTTCCGACAATTCCTGCAATTCCCGCAGGGCTGGTTAAAATATTAATTGCTTCATTCTTTAATCCGGCGCTGGATAAATTTCTAAGATTGGTCATGGTGTTAACAGCGGTCACTGCTGTTGACAAGAATCCCAATGGACTGTTAAATGCTGTTCCGTCAGCAACACTACCAAACACTGATTCTAATCCAGACAACACACCACCTTGACCAGTTAGTGTTGCAGTTCCACCACCTGCCATACTCAGCGGACTTGGCAAATTATCATAATGCAATGTTGCAAATCCTTTAGGTGTTCCTTTCTTAACCGCGCCGCCTGAGTATATAACACTTTCGTAGGCAATGGTCATGGTATTTTCCATCGGCGTTTGTGAATCCGACTGGCTAACCTGTCCGTGCTGCCATGCAGTGATCATTGGATTAACAAGTGTATAGCCAAGAAATCTACGCTGACTCATTGTATAGATGCTGATGCTTTTAAAGAATGGTACACTGACATCATTATCAAAACCGTTTCTATACATGTTTCCTAGATAAGGATTTGGAGAATAGGCATTTAATGGGACATTACGATCTCTGTAATAATAGCCGTAGTACAGTGCCCACATGGCATTGGTTACACCTTCGGAATCATCATGCAAGGTAAGAGTAATTGGTTCGTAGCTGATCGATTTCTGCACAACTTTTTTACGGTTATACTGATTTTTAGTAATAGTTTCAATTGTGAATTTAGGAAGGTCCGCAGTCTTGATCAGCATTTCTGTTTCGCCAATGTGCTTGCCTTTGAATGTTGGGCTTTGCATGGCCATGGGATCAATTTCAAATACCACATGGTAGGAGAATTTAGTACGGGGTGCCAGCCTATAGTTACCATCCAAATACAGACGTTCAGCATGACGCCAATCACCTAGTTGACCTTTGGGATTAGTGATGCCTTGTGCTACGCCGGTTAAAAATTTTGTAAATGGTGAGGCCATTAATATCTCCGATACAATTATTTATTCATAAAAAAACCCGAGTAAAAACTCGGGCTTGTTTACCGGAACATAGTAACTGTTAAATGTTACCGCCACCTGTGGTAGCTGTACCAAGTGTTCTTGCGCCGATTGTACGACCAATACCGTCAACAACACCACCTTTATATTGGATAGCGTTATCAAAGCGTAGTGTCAATGCAACTGTTGCTTCTTCGTTGGTTGCATAGTTTAGATCGCCGTAATCAGCGTTCTGAACAAAGCAGCCATACACTTCAAACGTTTCTAGAATGTTTGGAGTTTGAGCACCGTTACCGCCGTCTAGTACTTCGATCTTAGTTGTAAACTTGTAATCTTGTCCAGATGCGGCGCCCGATTGTTCGTAGAAGTCTAATTGTTTCTGTAGTTGAGCGCCTACTAGACGTTGTACATTGCCAGAAGCATCGTCACGTAGCGTAAGTGTCATTGTTTCCCATGTGTGCTTACCAGCCAAGTATACCTTGCTGTTGTACACGTCTAGGGTGATTTCTTCGAATGAAACCTTAGGACGAGTTGCGTCTTTGACTTGTTTTGTTAATTCTGTAGTAACTGTGCCGTTGGCACCGAAACCTTGTAAAAGTACACGGAATCTGTACTTTAGTTTTGGCATTAACAGGCCTTGCGAACTAGAGCTCGCATCACTTGCTAATGGTACTGTAAATCTTGATAGTGTTGAAATTGCCATATTATTATGCTCCGGATATTGTATTTACCACTAAGGTAAAGTAGGGGAATTACCCCCTACTTTATATTATCCTTTTAGCTCTCCTGTATTCAATAGACGTAATGGAATGTAGATGAATTCGATTGCTTTTACTGGCTCAATCGCAATGTCAAGATACAATTCATTTCTGTCAATTCTAGTTTTTGTGTTGTTAGTTTCATCACAAACTACAGCAAAGTCATAGATAGCACGTAGACCAACTAATTCAAGCAATAGTGATTCTGCTGCTTGTTTAATTTCATCACGTGTAATCTTGTCGTTGGGTTCAAATACATACGGTTTTGCCAGTTTGTTCAACTGACTACGTAGATATACAACCAAACGTGCTACGTTGATACGATCTAAAGCACTGGCGTTCTTAGCACGAGTCTTTTGACCATAGTTAACTAGGCCAACACCGTTGAAGAATGTAATCGGGTTAACTTTAATATCATACAATGTATTACGTTGACCTTCATTCAAACTAACTTGTTGGAACTCACCGCTGGCTGCATCGATATAACCCACCGCTGTTGCGTTGGTAATTCCACCACGACGTGTACCTGCTGGAGCAAACCATGGATAGCTAACTTGATCACTCAGCATAATTGTTTTCAGCATCATGTGGCTAGCTGGCACAACAATATAATTGCCGTAGTTGTCAGTTGTGTAACCATTTGGATAGAACGCTGCGGTATACTCGTCATATGTGACAATACCCTTGTCATTGTTATCCAATGCACCTGCTGCGTTTCCGCCCCAGTTGGTTAAGGTAGTAGCATCTGCTTTCAAACGTAATGGTGTATCAGCAACAACAAATGATGTCAACTTACGATCAATGTTCAAGTTAACTAGGTTGCTCATTAGCTCTGGATAACCAGGGCAAGCAATCAAGTTGAACACACGTAGTTCTGTTTCACGGATGTCACTGGTAGTGTCAACAGTAGCTTTCAATGCCGAAACAATTGCTTTACGCTGTGCTAAACGACCAAATGTACCCGAACCGTCTTCGTTGGTGCCGCTTTCACTAACCCAACGATCGGTTAGGTAAGCAGCTTGACTAACATTACTCATACGTACATTGTCGGCTGTTTTGTCAACATAATTACGTTTGAACTTCTTAACGTTAAATCCGCTGCGACGTAGGTTCCACAGCAACATGCCTGCAGGGTACAGTGCTGGATCTGGAGCATCTCTATCTAAGAAGTTACTCATTAGTAGATCTTTAATTGTTGAAGCTGCTACGCTTTGACCGTTGGTATCCCAACGTGCATCGGCAAATAACACGCCGTCTTCAGTTGTTTGATCTGCTTTGTCAAGTAAAACAAATTTCTGTAGATCACCGTTGAAACGATAGATAGTTGGATAGTTTTCTGTGTCAGCTGTGCTGATCCACAAATCGCCATTGACCAACACAGTGCCATCGCTTTGTGTAGTTGGCTTGGTAGCTGAAACACGTGGTCCTGCTGGATCTGAATTTGGAAATATTGTTTGATATCCTTTCCATGTTGTGCCATTATGAACCATAATGTCCACTTCTTCGATCATGCTTGAATACCATAGTTGTCCGTCTAATGCTTCTTCTAGAGGAGCTGTTGCTGCCGCAACATAGTCAGAACCTAGTGGCTTCCAGTTGCTGGCAATGCAAGATCTTTCAGTACTATCACCAACTGGAGCATTGTACAAATTAGTTGTTGCAGTTAATACATTTGATCCATTAAATCCAATAAATCCAATGTTCAGTAATACATCATCTTGATCATACATGCGAATTTCTCCGCCTAATATGTGTTTAATTTCAATTTTTCCGGCAACGACGTCTGCAGTAACATTGACTAATGTTGAATTTGTAAATGCTGTTGCAATAGTGTTTGCATCACGAGAATCGCCAAAGAATTCGCCAAATGTAACAGTTACCGGACTTGACAATGCTGCTTGACCTTTTAAACTTTCTCTAATAATCACTCGAAGGCCAGCTGCCTGTGCTGACACTGTGCCTGTACCAATTATACCGGAAGTAATAGTGGTTGCTGCACCAGCATTAACACGTCTAAACAACTTAAATGATGCTGTTTGTGGAGTGGTATCAGTTCCTGTATCTTCGGTGTAGTTGTATTGTGCAAATACAGTATTTGTGGGAATAGTTAGACCACCAAGTTTGTCTAATTCATAGATTGCTGCTTGTGGGCTGGCCAATAATGGAGCTGATTGCTCAACCCATGCCAGTGTGGTACCATTCCAACGCTTGACTCTCCAACGTGCGCCTAGGTTAGGCTCAGTTGTTTTGATCCATACGCTACCAGTAGGACGATTGTCGCTTGCGGCTTTGAATGGAGGAACACTGGTGTGTGCTGACATTTGTAGCACTGGGCCTTTGTATGTTCCGGCAGTCATGCCAATTGTTGCTAACATATCAGTTGGGCTACCGGCTGCAAGCACGATTGTATTGTTGTTTGCTTCACCTGTGGTGAATAACTGTAGACGACCGTTAACGCCCAATGCAGTCACACCTGTAATGGCTAGTGAGTTAATCTTGTTAACTAAAGTTTGCAATGTAACGCCCGCATTGCTGACCAATGTACCGTTAATTGTAAATGTTGCAGAGTTAGAAACAACTGCATTTGCAGTTCCAGTAACTGTGGGGAATGAACTAGTCCAAGCATTACTTCCAACTAAGACCCATTTATTGCTAATTGCGGCTGTGGTTGGATTGATAATTCTCTTGTTATAAAATACTTTTGGTGTTGATGTATATGTAACAATTGCATAGTCGCCGGACATGCCAACGCTGCTCTTAGGAGCCCATCCAAAATCCATTGTATTTTCTAATTTATCTGTATCATCAACTGTTAGTACAATTGGCTTTTCGTTCATGAACGACTGTCCACCGTCAACTTTAGCTGATCCGTTCCACTCAAAAATACCATAAGTAGAATTGGTAGTGTCTAACCACCACTGTCCGTCTAATGGATTTGATCCAGGTGCGGCAGCTTTTGCTGCAAGGTCGTTCAAGTTTACGTCAGCACGTACAACCCATGCTGAGTTTGTAACACCCATCAAGCTGTAGGCAGCTTGAAGTCCGTATTCGTTTTGTTCCCCGCCGTGTACTGGACTTCCGCTAGATGTTCGAGAAAAAGTTGGAACACCAAATAGATCCACTAGATCTCGTTGGCTTGTAACTTTATACGCTTTACCAGCGTTGGCTTTTAATGTGCCCTGAGCAGTACCAGTACCGCTGGCGTTTGTTTTGTTTTGCGCTGTAGCCACTATAATCAACGGAGTTGTTCCAGCTTCTGCTGGTGTATAAAAGCTCTCGTCGACTACTGTAACTTGTACGCCTGGTGATGATAGTGCCATTCGTGTATTCTCCTAATGGTTTGAATCTCTTGTATAGATATTTAGTACCGTTTGGCAAAAACACCCCGCAAAGGAAGCTAGAAAAGGGGTACAAAAGGTCCGGAATAAATAGATCATGCGTCCATTATGCCCATGTTGCCAGAAAAGTCCTCGTGCTATCAATTACTACAAGGACAAAAAGGTATTTTATAGAAAGTTCTGCGAGAGCTGCGCAAAGAATGGGGGCAAGGATAAAAACACCCCGCGATGGTTTCAACTGGGCTATTGTAAAAAAGACTTCTGCGAAAAATGCGGATTCAAGAGCAAACACTCTGAGCAATTT